ATTCGCATTTTCTAATCGTAAATAACTATCAGCAGCTATACTTTTTGTACTAAGAAGGGCATAAGTAGCACTTCCTGATGTATCGGTGTATTTTAGGGTAGCATCTACGGCGCTTGTTCCATCTACATTTGTTAAAAAGATTTCTTTTACAATTGCGGTAAAATTAGTTGGTACAGTATATACTGCCGTTAAATTTGTGTCGGCTAATGCTGCTGCTGCATTTCTAAGGCGACCATTCATTATACTGCTCTAAAGTAGTCTTTTTTGTTTACCAATTCTATTCTCATACGACGAATAATATCATTATATTCTGACAATGATGCTTGTGCTGTCTCTAAATCAGAACGTAGTATTGCCACATAATATCTAGCTCGTGCTATAATAGCATGTTCGTATCTAATTGGAACATCTGAAGTATCACTATCAGAAGATAATACTGTAGTAGTTTTCCAATATTCATAACCAATAGTGTATGTACTTTTATCTGGGATCGGAGTTAAACCAAATTTTTCATCTTGTGTACGATAAACAAAATCAGGTTCTCCTAGTCTACTAATAGCATTCCGACGATCCCTTTCTTTTAAAATTTCTTGAAATTCATCATAGGATATATATTTTAATTTTCTCGGAGAAAAATCTTCGGTTACTACTACATTATCAACATCAACCTGTGTATCTACTGTTTGTCTAAAAGTAATAACAGTTGTTGTACCCGTTGCTGTGAAAGTATAGTCTACATATTTAAATTCACCAAGATCATCAATAGAAACAGTATTACTTGATATTTGTGATCCATCGGCTGATGTTCCTATCTTAAAAGTTAAATCACCACCGGAAGGATATGTAGCACCAAAAGAGGCACGATATTGTTTATTTTTAGTTGTGGTTAAAGATTGAGAAGCAATAGCAACGCCACTGCTGCCTGCCGTAAGTCTTAAAACACCTGTTCGAGAAGCGGGAGGTTGTGGACCCGTACTATTAAAACCTAATTCACCTGTACCTGTTGAACCATCGGTCCAGCTAGTAATATTACTATCAAAAGTACCGTTTGTAACAAGATTTTGTGGAAAGAGCATAAAACTATCAAAATCTACATAGGTATAATCGGTTGGGAGATCATACTCTGCTACACTTGCGTAGGTATCTTGTTCTTTATCTGAATGCAAAAAAGGCCATTCAACTTCAGCATTAGCTATATCATTGATGGCTCTATTGACACTATTTTTTGCAACTGTTTGAACACCACGAGAACTAGAAAGAGCCGTCAATGTGGTTTCATTAAGATCCTGTAGAACTCTATTAGTAAGATTCAGATAAGATAATGCTGCCATGATCGTCCCTATGTTTTACGGCTACGAGAATTAGTTCTTTGAGCTTTAACTTTTTTTGCTTTTGCAAATGCAATGGCTATTGCTTGATTCTGTGGTTTACCCTCATGCCTTAGCTTAGAAATATTCTTACTGATGGTTTTTTTACTGCTTCCGCGTTCTAAAGGCATTAAAGTTCTTTTGGTCTGCGTTGATTACCATAATAGGCACGATTGTAGCCATAGCCATCTCTGGGATCTTTTTCAGCACGTTCAATTTTAGCACCTAATTTGTATCCCTTACGTTTTTTCTTACCTTTTTTGTCTTTTTTTCCTTTTGCCACGTTTGCCTCCTCTAGATTGTTGGGGTGGTAGTTGTTGTTGTTGCTGTACTGGCCTATCAACTTGTAAAACTTCAAAATTCATACTAAATGATCTACGCTCTCCTTCGGAGTAAAAGGGATATACAGCATGTAATAGTTTAGCTGGAAATAAGTAAAAGTCTCCTACTCTTGGTTTAACTTGAAATCCTGAACTTTCATGCCAACCGGGAACTCCATTTGTGAATTGAATATGTCCGTGACTAGGGTGGTGATCTTTGTAGTCTTCTGCACACTCTTCTTCAAATTTTTCTGGTAAACTTAAATATCCTACACAAGAAAGTGAACAATTAGTATGAATGTGTAGTGGATTATATTCTCCTGCATACTGACGTACAAACCATCCATTTATAGTGTTTAAGTGATAATCAAAGCCTTCTTTTGGTAACGAATTTGGACGCATTCTTGCTCGTTCAAATGTGAATTTATAGTATTCAAATATAAATCCACTAATCTCCTTCAATACTACATCACTAATTTTCTCATTAAATCGAATTTCTTTAGATACTTTTCCGACAAGATATGGAGAATGGTCTGGAAGGGTGTCATCAATATGAGAATTTAAGTAGGTTACTAGCTCATCAGATAATTTTTTATAAGCAATAACAGGTCCAAAAGGTATTAGAACTTCAGTATCTTGTGTTGGCTTAAATATATTATCATGTATTTGTTGCTCCATTCTAAAAACCCCACTCAGTTGTTAAATAATTTTGAATCAGTGCGGTTTTTATTAGCAGCTCTTTGTTTAGTTCACTAGGATCGTTGTCCACTAATGTTGTATGTATACGTGCTACTTCTTGTATGTTTCTTAATATGTAAGATTGTTCATATGAAATATTAGATGAAAACCAACCTATGAGACACTCTCTAATACCTGATGTAATTGGAGTAACTTTATGGGGATAAATTACTGGAAAAATTACTATTTCACCTGCTTGTAGCTGATGACCAAACTCTCCAACATCACTTCGTATTACAAATTCTCCACCTTCGTATTCATTACTTAAACAAATAGAAAATCCATAATTATATCGCATATTATCATTAGAAGATCTAAAAGGATCTACATGAAAATCGTAAAAATCACCAACTGTATATCTGTTGTATATTTGTGTTCTTACTTCTAGTGGGTAGTAAACCGATTTAGTAAAAGGACTTTGTGTAAAAATATCAGAAACTCGTTCATGTACAGCTTCACAAATGGTAGTTTCTTTGTTTTGTTTAATATCATAAAATTTACTGAGTTTTTGTGTATTTTTACCATCAACAAAATGTCTTTTAGCTTGATGTTTTCTACAAAATTCTACATCTTCATCTGTTAATAGCTTGTAAAACATCTACTTACCCCACGCCTTCTTTAAATATGTTTGAACCAGCGTGGACTTTACAAATACTTCGGTTACATCTTTGGTTCTAAGATGTGTATTTACATCATATAGATTTTTTAATATAAAGGCTTGTTCATAGGATACATTAGTAGAAAACCAACCTAAAATATTTTCCCGTATTCCTTTTGTAACCTTACTTACACCATGCGGATAAATAATTGGAAATATTGCTGCTTCACCCGCTTCTAGTTTACGCGATATTGGACCTAACTCTGTCTCAAGTAAAAAACTCCCACCCTCGTATTTATCATTTAGATTAATAGAAAAACCATAGTCAAAATACACATTGTTAGATTTTGGTGTGGCTTTAAACTCATCTACATGAGTATTGTAGTAATCACCCTTTTGATATTTGTTATAAAAATTTACTGATACTCTACTAGGACAATACACTGAATCAATGTACGCATGATTATAAAAAATATCAATTAAATACTTTCTTACACTTTCTGGTACAGATACTGTTTGTTGATTTTGTTTAATCTTATACTGTTTATTTAGAGGCTGTGTAAGACCACCATCTTCATAGTGTAACCCCTGTATACCCTTGATACAAAACTTAATATCTTCTTCGTTGAGAAGTTTAATAAAATACATATGTAACCTCTTTAAGTTGAACTCAGCAATGAGGTGAGGGGTTTTTAAGGAACCCCTCGAAACCTTAATATAATACTAAGTACCAGTTGAAACTGTAGCTTTTTCAGTTGGATTCTTAGAAACGTCAACTAAAACAACATGAGCGCGGAAACGCCATGCCGTAGTTTTACTTGAACCAGCATCAATCACTAGCATATCTAGTGTATCGGCTGATGTTACCATAGCAGAATCAGTTGCCTGAGCAGCAGTACCAAAAGGAATAATAGTAGTTCCATTTGAAGCACCACCATCAATAAAGGCATCAACATCTCCACCAGTAACACCTATGTCAAAAGTAATTTGACCGTTACCGGAAGCCTCCAGATTTTCAAGACAACCGCCAACAATCATTGTGTCAGCAGGTAAATCAATCAACTGAACGACATCGCCCTGTTCCAAGTCGGTGTTATCAACAGCATCATATACTGGTGATGTTACAACATAAGCCTTCGCATTAGCCGAAGGATGTCCAACTGTACCACCACCACTATGAGTTGCATTATAAGTAGCCATTGTATAAGCCCCCCCTTAAGTGTTGAGATCAGGAACACCGGAGTAAACTCCAATATAACCTGAACCAGATGGACGAAGAACTTTGCGGCCAAATACGTGTAGACCACGTACAATGTCTGCAAAGCTGTTTGGATCACGAACAACTTCTGTCTTTGCGATCTGAGAAGCAGTTGCTACTGCGCTCATGTGACCGAAAAGAACATTAGTTTCGCCACTCGTTGAAGATGGGCCAAAGGTCGCTGTTGAATCAGAACCAGTGGAACCAACTGCAATTGCATTAGACTGATAAAGGGTAAATCCATGAACTTTACGTGCAGTTACTGCACCATTCATTAGGGCGGACATACTCTCACCAGTTATACTTGCATCCATCAACTTGGAAGATGCCTGACGAAGAATTTCGTAGAATTGTGGCGGGGCCACGCACCAACGACCCTCTTCAGGGACATCTGCCTCGTCAAGAAGACGAGCGCCTGTGCTAAGAAAATTCGCACATTCGTCACCAGTATTGCATGAAATAGCAGAACTAGCAGCGCCCAAATTAGTCGTATCAGTTGACGCATTTGAGTTAATGTTTGTTAGCACATTGTAGTCATATTGCTTTTTAAGTGCATAAGCACCGGAAGATGTGGCAAGAGCTTCCCAATTTAGATGGGCTTGCCTTTCCTCGATGTCATCAACTTTAAAAGCGAAGTAATTGCCTTGATCAACAGTCAGAGTAATTTCTGTGTCTGTTAGATCTTGGGCACTTACGGTTGAACCGCGAGTATAAGCTGAAACCGTAATTGTCGGTTCTTTGATTATCTTCACGGAATCGCCAAAGTTCTCAATCTCTCCAGCATAGTCGGTGTTTGTAATTGCTTCTACAACCGAAGACCTGCGGAAGTATTTAAGAACTTTTTGGCTATAAATTGCTGGTAAAAACGCATCATTAACTAGATTGTCATAACCAGCGGCTCTTCCTACAGCCATAACCTTTC